TGGCGCAACATGAGGATGGTTATTTCAGCCCCATCCAAAAAGCTTTCTGTCCGTGGAATTATGCTTGCAGCCAATCCCGACACCATCGAGGTGCAGAAGAATATATGACGGCTGTGGAGTATATTGAGCAAAGCGGTGTCCCAGAAGCCATGTGGCCTAACCTGGCTGAGTGGTTTGGCTGGTTTGAGAAGCAGGGCATGGTCGGGATTGTTAGGGATGAGGAAGGCATAGCTGGGGTGGCTTTGGCTAGATGCATAAAGGATGGGCAAGAGCCTAAGCATTATGTGCATAGCGAAGATGGTGAGAATGTGTTTGTTGATTTGACTATATCCTCTAAAGGTGCTAAATCCTTAAAGTGCTTGCTGTTGCTCCTAGCGGAGCGTTTTGGTCCCCGCAAGCGGATCACCTTTAATCGTTCTGGCAAACCAAGGAGTTACGACTATATGACATTTATGCGAAAGGCTAGGGTTTAATATGGGTGGCTCGCCATCTATCCCGTCACCGCCTCCTCCGCCCGATCCGCTTAGGGCTGCGGAAGCGAATGATCTTTTCTATCGCTCAAGCCTTGAGACTTATATCCAGAAACAGCCGGAAATTGCCGCGCTGGAACAAAGGTTGCGTGAGAAGTATTCTCCCCGCCAGCGTGAACTAGAACGCCAGATGTCGGCCCTAGATCTGCAAAGATCCGCACAGGCCGGATTGCAGGTTGAGCGCGAGCTTGGTCCACAGCGTTCGGTTGAGGCTATGCGCCGTCAATTTGAAATGGCTCCAGAAGCATACGCAACTCAGCGGGGATTGGGTCAGCAAGCCGCCCTCCAGTTTGCGCGTTTATACGGGCAGTCCCCCATGCAGGCAGTTCCACAGAATGTTCTGCAAGCAAAATCAAGTCCCGAAGTTGATTATCTGCGGCAGGCTCAATTAGGAACATTTATCTAGTTATGGCTGCTTTCAGGGGTTTTGTTGAAAAAAGCACGGGCAAAATCATTAGTTTGCCCAATCCCAGTGCGTATTGGGGTGATGCCATCCATAGGCAGTATTACGATTTTATTGTAAAGCAGGGCCTTCCGGCTCCTAATAAACCAGGGCGGCCTTATTGGGATTGGCGTTCCGATTGGGATGACAATCAGGTGGCAAAGTATTTTGACAATGCTGATGAGGCAAAAAAATACTCGGAAAAAATCAAATCCGATCAGGTAAAGCAAGAGGAAAACAGAATCGGCATCAACCCAAACGCCGTTACTCCCGCTGAAAAAATTGAAAATTATCAAATTGCAAAACAAGCATATTCTTCAGGCGTTAAAAGCAATAATTTAGGGGAGCAACAACAAGTCATCTACGACAAATACAAAAACGCTGCGATTGTGTCAAATCCCTCCAATTTCAATGACGCAGTGACAAATTACTCCATTGAGTTTTCCGATGCACAACTGCGCGGAGTTGAAAACATATCAGATTCGCAACGGTCAAAATTAACAACTTTGGCTAATCAAGTAAAGGATTTTTACACCAAAAATTTGTCCCCAGAAAGCGCAAAACTGATACAATACCTCGACGATGTTCAGGGCGCAATTGATTCGGTAAATAACCAGAGGCGGCTTGTTAAAACCCAAGAAGAAAGGGTTAAGTCCTCAACTGGCAAACAAAAAGAGGAAGCGCAGGCAAGATTGGTTACGGAACAGGATGCTTTGCAAAGGTTAATTAACGAGGGCAACCAGCAATCAACCACCGTTTCCGATTCGTTGGCACGGGTTGGTCTTTCAAACATTTCAGCCGTTGCGGGTACAATTGACCAAAGAATTGGACAAGTGAGCCAGGGACTCGCTTCGCTTTCCAGCGGCAGGGTGTTTGGAACTGGTGATTTGGCCAACAAGCTAAACATGCAGGTTTCGGATGAGCAGATCGTCAACGACATCAACCAGGCTCAAAGAAAAACCTACAAGGAGTTGTTTGATCTTGGCAATCAAGCTATTGTGGACCTGCAATCAAGAATATCAAAAACGCAGGAAATGGCCGCAAGTCTTTCCGGACAACAGAGGAAACTGGCAGACGAACAAATCAGCGGTTTGAACAAAGAGCTTGCTCAATTAACCAGCGACACACAACAGGCTGGTGATTTATACAAAAATTTTCAAGGCATTTCAGGCCAAAATGCAGCTAACGCCATCTCTTCGTTTAGAGAATCACTCCGTCTTCCAGAGGAACGTACTATAGACCAAATTGAGCAAATTGACCCAACTATTGGTGCAACCGTCCGCGCGCTGTCCAATCAGTATCAGACGATGGCCACTGCTCCTATTGGCCAAACTCAGAGCGCAGAAACCGAAGCGTTCAGAGCAGAGCTTGAAAAGGGTTATAGGAATTATTTGGAATCACCAATTGGAGCTACAACAACTCCAGAAACTGAAGCATTGCGAAAGAGGATTGAGGATGAGGCGATGTCGCAACTCTCCCTCGGAGCGCAACTTGGAGCAGAGGAGCAAAGACAGTATCAGCAGGCTGCGCGGGCTGCTCAAACTGCTCGAGGAAATATCTTTGGAGTTGCCCCGGCGGTCGAGGAGGCGGTCACTACGGGCGCAGCCGGTGAACAACGCAAGCTTGCGCGTTACGGGGCTGCATCACAATTTCTGTCCTCTGGTCAAACAACTGGAGATGCGCTGGCTAGGGATGTGCAATTAAGAAACGCGCTTCAGCAGTCTAAACTTGGCGCGGCCCAAGGATTCCTGGCCTCTGGTCAGAGCATGACCGATGCGGCGGCCCGTGATGTTGGCCTGCGTAATGCCCTTACTCAATCGCGCCTTGGCGCGGCTCAAAACTTTATTGCAAGCGGTCCGACGATGTATAACTTGGCTTCCCAGCGTTTGGGCACACAGCAGGGTCTATTAAACAACTACTTGGCTGCCTCCGCACCTCAAACTACTGGTGGCTTCCAAGCCACGCCTTCAGCCGCCAATCCATATGCCTATGTCAATCCTAACGCTGGATTTGTTGGCGCGCAGAATGCGGCGAGCATTTACAATACGTTGGCGGATTATGCCTCGCAGACCTACGGCGCGCAGGTGGGTGCGATTTCCAGGCAGCCGAGTGGTTTCCAAAACTTTGCCACGCTTGCTGGTGGATTTAAGGATATTGCCGGAGGATTTGGAGCGTTGCAGTCAGCTGGTCTTTTTTGTTGGGTTGCTCGCGAAGTTTACGGAATTGACAATCCTAAATGGCTGCAATTTAGGGAGTGGATGCTGACAAAGGCATCTGACAACTTAAGGAACTTCTACATTGAGTATGGTGAAAGAATTGCAGAATCCATACGCAACAAGCCAAGGATCAAGGCAATCATCCGCAAGTGGATGGATGGAAAGATTGGGTAATTTATGGCACTAGATCCAAACGATCCCCTTATCCCCATGCCCTGGCAGATGGATAGCATTAGGGCATATCGAGCAAGTAAGGCAATGAAGGCTGAGGAGGATGCTCTCAGGTTGGAGGAACTTCGGCAACGCGTAGCAAAGGGAAAAGAAGAGGAGGAAATGTCAACTCCGATTGGAAGAGCTGGCAGAGCTGCCGACATCGCAGCATTCCTTGAGCAGGAAAAACAAAAAGAATCTGGGATTCCTATTGGCGAGGAAATTGGCGCGAGGATGACTGCCAAGGGTGGACCCAGCATTCTTGAGGCCACCAAGATGCAAGGGCAACTTGATGTTGAAGCTAGAGCAAGGCAGGCAAGAGTTGATGCCGCAAAGAACTACCTTGCTGGCGAGAAGTCCCTGCTTCCGATTGCAAGCGTTGATGTTGGTGGTGTAAAGCAAACAGTGTTGGCTGGTCAAGCTGGCAAAACCAGCGCAGACATTTATGGTCAGATTTACAGAAATCAAGTCCCGCAGGTTGCGGCAACCTATGAAGCAGAAGGATTTGACCGAGACACAGCAATTCGGATGGCAAGCCAAGATGTTCGCAAGGAACTTGTAAAGGCATCCACTGGCGGGAAGGTTGTGCTGACTGGCGCGGATGGATTAAGCACAATATCGTATAGCAATGAACAGGCTGAAAAAATGTGGAGAGATCCAAGAACTCCGAAGGCAATTAAGGATCAATTAAATAATTTCTTCGGGCAATCCGAAGAGCCAAAAGCCCAAAGCTGGATCAAATCAAGACTAGGCAGATAACATGGCTGAAGCCCTAGAGCTATCTTCAGCCAACCGCATCAGGCAACTGGCAGGTATGCCAGTAGAGCCAGAGCCAGTACCCAAACCAGAAGAACCTCCGGCGTGGAGCGAGATCAAGGCTTCCGAGGATTACAGAAGTCTCACCTACCCAGAGCAGGTTGACCTGGCTCGCCAATGGGGGGCGGAAACCAAGCAGTACGCATCCACACTTCCAGACTACACGCCAGAACAAGACGTTGAAATTGATGACTTCGTAAACAAAGAAGCTGTTGATGTTCCAGCCAATATAAAGGCTGCTGCACTTACGGCTGGATTGGTTAAGGGTTCGGCATCAGTTATGGGCGGGATCGGTGGAGGATTGGGAGGGTTGGCGGTTGGAGGTCCAGTTGGTGCGATAGTCGGAGGCGTTGGTGGAGCAATAGCTGGCGGAGAATTGGCTGAGGCAGGTTTACAGAAATTCACGCCCAAAGTTGCAAAGTCAATAGAGTTTGCACCAGGTTACGCTGTTGCTGGTCAGTATGCTCCAGAGGTTGTTATGGGTACAGTCGGTGCGAAGCAGTTAGTCCAAGCTGGAAAAACATTGTTCCAAGAGCTGGGCGCAAAGAGAGCAGCACAAGAACTTGGCAAAGCAGTCGGTACTTCCGCTGGAATCAGCGCGGCTGTTGGGAGTGGAGTTAGGGCTATTACTGGCAGTGAGGTAACTCCTGGCACAGTTGCCGAAGATGCTTTATTTGGCGCGCTTTTTGCTGGTCTTGGAAGCGGATCTAGGGTTAAAGGATACAATTTTGAAGAGTTTAAGGATCTAAATTACAAGGTTAAGGCTGGCAGAGCTAACCCAGCCGAGGTGCGCGATTGGCAACAAATCTTAAATGAAGCACAAAGGACGCAAACCACTGGAGTTGAGCGTGCCAAGCGTACCGAAGTGCAACTTGGTGGAAGAAGAGTACTGGATAAGGTTGACCTTGAAGGCGGCGTGCCAACAGAAGTGCGCCCATATTATGAGCCGTTACAAGCACCAACATCAACAGAAATACAGATTGCTCGGCCACAACCACAAGAGCGTCCAATTAGACCAGCCACAGTAATTCCACAGGAACAATTACCAGAGGCAGGCGTGCGCGGGAACGTGCGTGGAACGCAAGCTGATACGGCTGCAATGCAACGGCGGGGAATTATCACTTCGATGCAGGAAAGCCTGGTTGATCTGAACAATCCAGTGCCGAAGACAAACGTATTTACAATTGAATCCCAGGGCATAAATCGTGAAGCCATCATTCCAGATATTCGCGGATTGCAAGGCGAGATTGTACGCGAAGGCCCGATTGTCACGCCAAGGACGCAGTTGCCGACGACAGAGAGGCTGGCGTTGCCAGCGGAGGGTGAGGTTGTTCCAGAGCAAATTCAAGAACAAATAGAATTACCAAATAAAGTCAAAGTGAATATAGTTGCTCCAGACCAAGAAACTGCAAATCTTGTAAGGCAAAAAATAGAGGAAGGTCCTGTCAGCAGACAATATAAGCCAAAAACAATGATGCAGCTTAGTGAGGAAAATTTTGTAAATAAATACGGAATAACACCAGATGAGGCAAGAAATAGATTTCTAAAGCAGAAAAAATTAACGCAAGAAAAGTTGGGTAAGCTTCCTATGGAAGATCAAAAAAGACTGTATGAGGAATATGATTTATTCAGGGAAAGACTTGCTAAATCAACCATCCCTCGCCCTATGCGTGGCAAAGCTGGTGAGGCTGGGTTCATTGTATCCGATGTGCAGGAAGGTGCGGCCAAGGTAGCGCAGAAATGGCTTACCACCGAAGGCAATCTTCCCAAAGAGATGTTCGACATTATGGAAGCCAAAGGATCGCGCACGCAGGCAATGCTCAAGCAGATTGATTTTACGCTGAAGGATCTAGCAAATGCAGCTAGGAAACTTAATGGCAAACCTAAATTAACTCCAGATCAGTCGCTCCAGGTTGATCAGTTTCTGCGCGGTTATCTGCCAGCAGAGAATCTTCCAGAGGCAATCAGACCCGTAGCACAGCAGATGCGCCGTCAGCTAGACAACCTATCGGAAGGCTTAATTCAATCTGGCGTGTTTTCGCAAGAAATTGGTCCGTCTGGAATGAGCAAGGCTGACATTATTAGAATGAATAAAGGCGAGTATCTGACTCGTTCTTATGAGAAGTTTGATAATCCTAAATACAATGTAGAGCTTGTGAGAAAAAGGAATCCAGCAGCATACGTTGAGGCCGAAAACTTCGTAAGAACACAGATGAAGTCCGCTAATCCGAACACAACTGAAGCTGAGGTGCAGGGCAAGATTAAGGAGTTGGTTGAGGGTGGAATGGATAAGCCATTTGAATCTCTGATACAGTCTGCTGGTATTGGCAAAAAACTTGGCATAACAAAGGCAAGGCAAGACATTCCAGAGCAAATCAGATTTTTAATGGGCGAGTACAATGATCCAATCATTAACTACGCCAGGTCTGCCAGCAAGATGATTAACTTGCTTCAATCCCAAGAGCAGTTGAACAAACTAAAAGAGTTTGGCGTTGCGAACAAGCTATTCTTTGAAAGACCAACTGGAAATGCAGCCACACAAATTGCAGCAGACGGTTCTGATACACGCTCGCCACTAAATGGGCTATACGCCGAGAAGGATTTGGTCGATGCGTTGGAAAACTTTGAGATGTTCCACAAGGGCGGAGCCGTATTCCAGCTCTACTCAATGGCGAATGCCTGGGTCAAATGGGGCAAGACAGTAGGCAGCGTGCAGGCTCAATTCAGAAACCCGATCTCCAACGTGTTGATTGAAGTGGTAAACGGAAATTTTAATTTTGGCGGCAATCTTAAACCCATTAAGACCATCTTGGCCGACTTTGGCGTGCCTAAAATGGATACAAAGGAGGGCAGAGCTTACCTAACCCGCGCGGCACAGCTTGGCGTGTACGACAACACTGTTCTAAATGAATTTACGCAAATGCTCAAAGATGCACAGCAGTACAAAGGATCTACGATTGATTACGCTGAAATGCTGGCGGGTAAAAGTGCGAATGTCTTAAAGAAAGGTGTTGGCGCACTGAATAAGACTTACAGGGCTGGAGACAACCTATTTAAGTTAATGGCTTGGGAAAATGAAACCAAGCAACTAATGGACGGCAGGGGGTTGTCACGCCTAGAGGCTGAAGTGATTGCAGCCGAGCGCGTCAAAAACACAAGGCCAACCTACTCGCGTGTGCCGAGGATTATTAAAGCCTTCCGCCTGCAACCTTTAATTGGAAACTTTGTTTCTTGGCCTTCAGAGATGTTGCGGATTTTGCCCAATACACTGAGGTATGCAGTCGAGGATATGAAAACACCTGGTATGCGTAAATACGGGTTACAAAGGTTAATAGGAATGTTGGTGGGAACATCTGCGGTTTACGGTTTGATTGAGCTTGCCAAGTGGGCTACTGGATTTAATGATCGTAAGGCAGATGCGTTAAGAAGATTCGTTGCCCCATATCAAAAGAACGCTGCTCTTATGCCTACTGGGATGGATGGCAAGGATGTTGGTTATGTGGATATATCCTACACCAGCCCATACGAAATCTTTATGGGACCATTGCAGGCTGTGGCTGCTGGCCGAGATCCAGAAGAAAAGATTTTGGGTGCAATCAAAGAATTTACGGAGGCTTATATTGGCCCAAGCATTTTAGCCAATTCCATCATATCTGCGTACTACGGGAAAACGCCAGAAGGCAGAACTATCCGAAACCCGCAGGATACATTCTTAGACCAACAGCTTGATAATATATCGTACATTCTGCGTCAAAACGAACCAGCCACGGTATCTCAAATACGCAGGATTATATACGCCTTATCAGGAAAACCCGACACATCCGTATCTCGATATGGGCGTGTTTACAAGCCGTCCGAGGAATTGTCCGCGCTGTTCGGTATCCGTCCTCAATCCATCAACATATCAAAGGCACTGGAATCGAAGGCATCTAGGCTCAATACTAATATGGCCGATGTGGGCAGAATCTTTACCGAAACCTATGGCGCGGTTGGCAATGTTTCAGAGGCGGAGGTGCGGGAACAATTCGAGAAGATGCAGAACAGGCGCAAAATTATGTTTGATGAAGCAAACAAGGATTTCCATGCAGCCATGTTGCTTGGTCTGTCCAGGTCGGAAGCCATCTCTGCAATGCGAGCTGGCGGGATGGGCGTTGACAACGCTTCAGCCATAGCCAACAACAAGTACAGAGACTATAAGATAAGCAAGTCACTCACAAAAAGCATGAGGCGTGAATTATCTCCAGAAGAGATGCAGAAGCGTCAAGAGATAGGCCGAGAGCTTATGATGCAACAAGGAGAGTAAATGGCTAAATTTGACATCTCTGGATCAGCGTCACGCCAAACGGGGTTAAGTCAGCAGGATCGAAATGCAATCCGAATGGAGTTTGAGCCATACACGAGGCCGCCACAACAACCGCCAGAACAGACCGCAAGGATAGAACCTATGAGCGAATATGTTAAGCCACCCGCAACTCCAGCACAACAACCTTCTGGCGAGCTTCCGTTGCCATTGCAAACCGTGGAGTGGGAAGGTCGCAAGGATAAGCAGGGCAATCTTGCAGTTTACAAGTTGCCAACTGGGGATATGGGTGGAAGCTTTGAGGTGGCCGGAATCAATGACCGATACCATCCAGAAGCATTCAAGGCAATCTCGGCGTTGCCTCCGCAAGAAAGAGCGAAAGCGGCGGCAGAGTACATCCAAGGATATACCGCGCCACTCGTTGAGAAACTCCCTCAAGCACTCCAGCCGTTCACGCAGGATCTCGCGTTTAATCGTGGGCTGGGCGGTGCAACGAAGTACATCCAGCAAGGACTGAACACGCTTGGGCAGAAGGTGGCGGTAGATGGTGCGCTTGGTCCTAAGACATTGGCTGCGATCAACCAAGTTGAGCCAAGAGCTTTGATGCGCGCTACAAGCGATGCTCAATTGCAAGATGAGTACAGGCGAGCAGAGCTTGATCCAAACCGAAGGAAATTCATTCCTGGCCTAGAGGCTAGGATTAGGAATAGATTGTCAACCTTTGGGCAGGGTTAACGGCTTGCCCAGCCTTGTCTTACTGTGGTTGAGCCAGCAGTAAATGAATTAACTGGACCAATATAGCAAGACCCAACCTTTTCGGTTAAACCTTCATTCGACACAAATGCATTACCAGCGCGAACCACAATACTGTTATCCTCGCGGATATACGTTGATCCAACGTGCTGACATTCTCGACCATCTTGATAAATGAATCTACTGCCAGACTTAAATATCAATCCATCTTGAGTCATAATCACACTACCAGCCCTGTGAACATTCCCACCACCGCGATAAACTCCTCCAATAAAATCGTCCATTTCCTCATCCTCCCCCGCCATCACCGATGCCATCAGCATCGCCATCAGCACTGTAGTTGTTATTGTTTTCATGTAAAAAGTCTCTAGGACAAACACAAATCCGTCAAGCATGAAATTGTCGTCACGCCAGATTGGGGCAGTCGGGGTGGCTCGCGTTACCGGCGCGTTGCTGCGGTGCGGTTATAGCGTGCTTACACCTTACGAGGATTTCTCTGGATACGATGTGGTGGCGGAGAAGGGTGGAAAGTTTTACCGCATCCAGGTCAAGACCGCGCAAGCCGTAGAATCTGGCCGCACCAAGTACCGTTTCACTACCAGCAGTGGAAATGGTTTTAACATCCCAAAGCGTGCCATTACTGGCGTGGATTACGTGGCCTGCTGGGGGATGAGTGACGATCTGTTCTGGCTGTTGCCGATTGCCAAGTGCAGGTCGGTCACAACCAAGCTTTGTCCATCGACAGGTCAAAGCTGGCGTGTATTTCAAAACCTGTGACCGAGAAAGAGGCATGGGCAAGGTTTGAGGCGGGGCTGAAGGATGCCCAATCCTTCGATGAGGCCGTGGCCTGGGTCAAAAAGAACAAGAAGATAGTCGAAAAACTCACCATGATGGCGATGATTAGAAAATTTAATGATGATATTAGCAAAGCTAATAGAACTTGGCGGAACTAGAATAGATTAAAATATATCTCGACACTGGTATGGGTTGACGGCTAAACCCAACCGATGGGCAAAATCAATAGTCGGGCTAAGGGCGCGGCCGGGGAGAGGGAGCTGGCAAGCTATTTGCGGGAGCAAGGCTGGCAGAAGGCCAGGCGCACCCAGCAGTACGCAGGCAATCCAGAAGGCGGTAGCGGTGATGTTGTTTGCGAGAACTTTCCATTTCATATAGAAGGCAAGCGTTGCCAGGCGTTAAAACCCGAAGAGTGGATGGAGCAGGCCAAGCGGGATTGTCCAGAAGACAAGATCCCATCCGTGTTTTTTCGGCGCAACGGGCGCAAGGAGTGGCTGGTCATACTGCGCGCCGATGACATTTGTGAATTAGCTCGCCAAATTGCACCCGCAAATGTCAGGATCGAATATGCGAATACGGCAACCATTGCCCAGGGCTTTTACGTCAAGTCGCCAGCTTTCAGTGACCTTACCCCCAACATAAACCAAAACCCAAATAAATAAATAAAGGAGAAATAACATGGCACTAACATTAAGTGAATCAGCGAAACAAGAACGTAAACTGCCAGAAGCTGGAGCTACGGTTGGCGTTCTCTACAGCTTGGTTGATCTGGGCCACCAGAAAACCAACTGGGACAACGAAGAAAAGTGGACACCCAAAGTCCGACTAACCTTCGAGTTGCCCGATCAGACCGATGAGTTTGAGGTGGTCGAGAACGGCAAGACGACAAAGGTTGAGAAGCCTATGGTCGTTTCCATCGAGCAAACCCGCAGCCTTGGCGAGAAAGCCAGCTTGCGAAAACTGCTCGAGCAGTGGCGCGGCCAGACCTTCACGTCCAAAGAACTCCAGGCATTCAGCCTGAAGAACCTATTGGGCAAACCAGCCATGCTGACGCTGATCCACAAGACCAGCCAGCAGGGTCGGCAGTACTGCGCTATCGCAGGTGCATCCAAGCTACCCAAGGGCATGAAGGCTCCAGCCGCCACAACCAACGCTCATCTGTATTACGAAATTGAGCAGGGTGAGGGTGGGCAGTTTAACGATATGCCAGAGTGGTTGCAGGATAAAATCCGCGCCTCCAAGGAGTTTGCCACCGCTGCCGGAAAGTCCACGGCAACCAAGGTTGAGGTGGACGCAGACGGCAACCAGGTGCCGTTCTAAATCAAATGGCTCTTACAATAACATCAAAAGAGCCTATCAATTCCCGTCTGGTCACTACCGACCAGGCGGGACATTGGTACACAGCCGAGGGTGAATCCGCGCACGTAATAATTGGATCCAACGGCAAGGAAAGAAACACAACCGTAGCCGATGCGCGCAAGCTTGGGTTATACCCATCCGTTACAAGCGTGCTTGGCATTATGGATAAGCCGCAACTGACGGCATGGAAGATTGAGCAGGCGATCTTAGCCTCGCTCACGCTTCCAAAGGAGGAAAATGAAACGCTTGAAGATTACGCAAAAAGAATCGTCAAAGACAGCAAGGAGTCAACAACCAAGGCGGCGGAGCATGGCACGAAAATGCACACCGAAATGGAAAACATCTTATTGGGACGTTCTCCTTCCAAGGACGAAGCCCTCCAGCCTTACATCGAAACGTTTAAGAAGTGGGCCGATGCAAATGTTGAGAAAACGTACTGGTGCGAAAAGGGTCTTGTCGGCGGAGGCTATGCGGGAAGGTGTGATGCCTACGTCAAGCTACGCGGTATTGGCGACGCTATCATTGACCTGAAGAATCGCAAAGTTAATCCCAAGTACGATCCTTTCTACGATACGGATTGCGCCCAGCTATGGGCGTATCGAGCAGCAAGCGAGAATCCCAAGTGCGCCTGCGTGTCGGTGGTCTTGGCATCAAACGATGCCACCAATCTGATGACGAAAACATGGGACGAAGATGAACTCTACCAGTCCGGCATTGCCTTCTGTGCCATGCAGAAAGTATGGGCTTGGGTTAAGGGCTACACGCCTCCTGGGATGAAGTTATGATCGACCCCGCAGACGTGCTTTGGCTGGAAGAATTGCTGAACGAATTTTACAGGAGGCTTGCAAAATGACTGCACCCACAATCCAAGAGATGGGCAACGCTGCACAGGAGATAGTCTGGCGCGTGATGGGAAAAGGCTCCGACAAGTCAGGTTATGGCGATTGGCTGGAAAAGGATAAACCGACCCACGATTATCATATAGCCAGAGCCGTCCGTCACCTAGCCACAGCGCAGATGCAGCTTCATAAGTCCACGCCTTGTCCTGACAATAACGGTGAGACAAGTGTTGACCATTTGGAGCGTGCCTTGGTAAGAACATTGTTTGTGTTGGCGCAAATTAAAAAGGAGGTCCCAAGACTATGAGATGGATCAAGAAAGAACTTGACGAAGACGGAAAGCCAGAGTGGGCAGTTTACATTGATGTGGTTGGCGAAGGCAGAGAGGAGGATTTGGATCACTTCGATACTTATCCAACTCGGGATGAAGCAGTGAAAGCTTGTTGGAAATACACCTGGGAAGATTACGATAAAAGAGACAAATGAAACAAGCGCTGGTAACGCAATGCTTCGGGGATGACTGGAACAAAATCATCGGGCTGACCAGGCCGAGGATGGAGGATTACTGCAAACGCCATGGCTGTGACTTCATACTTATCGACAAGCCGCTTACCAATCCCATGCAGTATTCCAAGTCGGCAATCGGGAACATCATGGCCACAAAGGGCTATGACCAGGTAACATTCGTTGACGCTGATGTTTTGATTGCAGCCGATTGCCCCAAGCTGTCCGATGACGCTGGGGTGTTCTGCGCTTTTGACGAGGGGGCTTATCTGGACCGAAAGCCGGAGATGGCGAAGCTGGCTGGAACTTTTGGCGGGATGATTGAGCCAAAGTTTTACGTCAATACTGGCGTTTTTGTAATTCATTCCAAGGCGGTTGGCATCCTGTCCATGCCACCCATTGGCCTGCACCCAAACCACTTTGCCGAGCAGACCTGGCTCAACGTGATGGCGCACCTGTGGAACATTCCTCTGACAGACCTTGACCCGTCCTTCAATTGCATGACCAGCGTGGAATCGCACTTTGGATTGGATCGCCACAAGGACGCGATGATTATCCACTATGCCGGACAATCCAACGATCTGACCAAGTTGGCCGACCAGATCAAATCCGATGACGCGAAGCTGGCGGAGCTTGGTCGGTGAGATCAACGCAACTCTGTCATGGCAATTATGACGAGAGGTTGCAACAGTTGGCAGGGGAGGTTGCGTTGCAGGCCATCCGCGACCTGCGGATGCTTCGAAAACGGGGGATGGTCAAAGGCCTGAAGATAGTCAAGGATCACACGGACGTTCCACTCAACGATGCGTTGGAATACAAGAACTCCCACGAGGTGCAGAAGTTGTTGCGCGATTTCAAAAATGGGACGGTAGCATGGTGGTGCAGGGCAAGCGGAGTACGCATTGATAACAGGACTTTACTTCGCAGAATGCAGGACGATTATGCTGTGCTTTTTTGAGCTTGCCGATGTTGC